GAGGATCTTTTATTGACCTACAATGGTGTCTCATAGAGGCGCCTAAGCTAGAGAAGTATGTCCTGAAGTGTGTTGAGGAAGAGAGAAATCTCGACCCCAGCATATTCCCGGACGGGTTGAGGAAACTCGCATCTGGATCACAAAGTGATCCATACAAAATGCGATATCTTCGACAACTTCTTCTGTTCTGCTACAAGGCCTCCGTTACACATGACAAAGATACCACCAAAAAATCGTTCCAAGATTTCCTTGAAACGAATTCTTCTGTTAGTGAGTTTGGGTCTAGTCTTTCAAGACTATCTCCCTTACTCCTTAACAGAACTCGTCGACATGTTCAGTCGGTTTTGCACTTGTTCCGAACGAAGGGAATAGTCCCAAGTCACGGACCAGGAGCTGTTACCACCTCTAAGGAGAGATGGCAGCACCGATTCAGCACCATAGAGTCAGTGTTTCCGTTCAGTGATTGGTTCTCTCTGTATTATAACAGGGATCACCTCGCACAGATTGAAGACACTGTCTTTGATGCTGACATAGAAGCTAAGCTCATCGCTGTCCCAAAAGACAGTCGTGGGCCTCGTCTAATATGTGTGCACCCTGCTGAAGCCATTTGGATTCAGCAGGGTGTGCGTCGCGAGCTAGAGAGATGTATTTCATCTCCTAGGACATCTCAGGGTCCATGGCCTTATGGCCATGTATTCTTTGATGATCAGTCGGTAAACGGCAAGATAGCTCTCCTATCTAGTAAGTCGAGGCGATATGCCACGATAGACATGAAGGAGGCGTCGGACCGTATATCGGAGTCTCTTGTACAGATCCTCTTTGGGAGGAAGTACAAGTACTTCGGTTGTTGTCGAGCTCAGAAGGTACGTATTCCTAAGTGGGATTCAGGAATGGATCTCACGCAGGATATCGCAAGCTACGCTCCAATGGGGAACGCAACCACGTTTCCTGTGCAAAGCCTAGTCTTCTGGGCCATATGTGTATCGTCATTGCAGCGCCAAGGGTTTCATCAACCCGGTGCTGTCTTTGTGTTCGGTGATGACATCATTGTACCTTCAGAATGTGCCGAGATCGTTTGTAACGATCTTGAATCATTCGGATTGCTCGTCAACAGGACAAAATCCTTTTGGCGAGGGGCCTTCCGCGAATCATGTGGCGTTGACGCTTTTAATGGCGTTAATGTCACACCAGTTCGATGGAAGACTACGATTGATGCCGAACATGTTATGGGATTGCAGTCTCTCTCAGATATAGCTATGCGCTTGCGCTTAGCCGGATATGAGGAGGCTGCAGCTACTACGTACCAAATCCTACGACGTCGACTTCGCAGTATCGCAAACAAGGAGTTGTTCTTAACGAACAACAAATTGCATGGTGGTATTGCTGAGTTCACGTTTAATGAGCCCTATGTTTGGCGCGATGCCTTTTGGCATCGGTCCTTGCAATGGTATCATAGTCCGGTTTGGAGGCTTGAGAGTTCCCCTCATAAGAGAGGAATTAGTGATTGGAATCACGTTCTCGAGTCCGTGTGCTCTTTAGAGCGCACGCGTCATAGCTCGATCCCAGTCAGACACGTCCTTCGACGTGTGAGGCTGAATCGAGGGTGGATACCAGTGATGTAACAATCTCACTGGTGGGCGATTCCCTTAATCGGGTTTCGTGGAGTTTTTATTCTTTAATGAATAAGATCACTTCAAGGAGAGGTGCCGCAGGCGCG